CGGAGGGTAACATGGAACAAGCAATTCCTGTATACGAAGATGTTGAAGTTAAACCTGTAGTACGCGGAGAGCGTATGCTACGTAGTGAAGCTGCACGAACTAGGCGACGAGAATTGAAGACCGTTCGTGAGAATCGAGTCATTAACGAATGGGCACGTGCTCGGCGCGCAAAGAAGAAGAAATAATGACAAGTTATTTGACAGAAGTAAAGGAGGATCCCCTTAACGGGGACCTCTACATCGAGTTCCCACCAGAATTTTTAGAAGAATTAGGATGGGGAGAAAACGACGAACTGATTTGGGAACAAACCGATCTTGGTTGGTCAATAAGGAAAAATGAAGATGCATCCATTATGGATCAGGCTCGAAAAACTGGCGACCAATCTTAGCCAAAAATTTGACGAGCATTTTACAAAATGGGATAATCCAAAATACGATGATAGTCTAAAGTTTCCTGGATGGAAAGACGATTTTTGGTTATCTCCTTTAATTCGCAAAGCGCATTTAAAAACAATCGTACCTGAGGACGGTAAAGGATTGTGGCTAATGCATGTGAATGTATTTCCACGCGAAGGTATTGAATTGCCAATCCTTGGGTTTGATATTGTAGCAGGTCCTAAAAAGATTACAGGATCTTTTATGGATTTTAGCCCATTACACGGTCATCCACATCCGTACCATGATTATATGGAAATGGTAGTTAAAAATCTTGAATGGGTTAAAGCAAGAGAATTACCACCTTGGGCAAAAGAAATCTTTTCAGAGGATATGATTGCAGTTGGTAACATTAATACAGACGAAGAATTAAATCAATTCATTGACGTCACGACAGATCTTACAGATTATTATTTAGATAACATTGTAAAAAATGCGTTCAGGTCAAATCGCGATACAAAACCAATTCTAAACAAATATTGCTTTAATCAAAAAATGAATCCACATTTACATCGTTCAATTGAAGCAATGGGCATCTCAAAACAAGATAAGAATCGTTACGTTGATACTATTTTATTTGAGGAGATATAATGGCATTTCTTGTACACCCTTTGCCGCCAGTGAGTGTATACGTACGTAAAGAATATTTGTATGATTTGGAAAAAGGACATGGTGAATTCACTCCAGGTATTTGGATAAGCCTTAAGAGCACTAAATATAAAGCTCTTTATTTTGAAACCTTGTTAACCGATTATGGTGCACTCTATGATAAACTTCCTATCTCGGCTTTCGTTTGGAAAACAGATCATGGCGAGCTTCTTCCTCTTGATGTGCTTCAGCTATGGGATTGTTTTGACTATGACATCACTGTCGTACAAAAACCACTCTTGTCACGCTGTGAATTTTTCGGAAAGGATCGAAGAATGCATGCAGGAGAATACGAATTCACAGTGGATAATTGTCACCGCGATACTTCCATCATTGACACCAACTTCAGTGAACACGATCCCGAACACAAATCCTTCAACGTCATTAGGCTTGACAACGGTCAATTCGCTGCTCAGCCTAACAATCGGGTTATCTGGCGTGATAGCTCCTTAACTCCTGATAAATTACTACAGCCTGACTTTAAAGTATGTACTCAAAACTACGCAGTAGAAACAGAACCTAAATGGTCTGTTGGCCACACTGACGAATGGCAATATAAGACAGAAGAAGAGTACGAAATTTACCAATCAAAAGAATTGAAGAAAGGAAAAAACAGTTGACAGTATTGCATTGCTGTGATAATATTAATATAACTAATGGCACTACAAGCGTTATGTTTGGTCGCCATCGTTATGAAGTAAATGTGGTATTCTGTAAAGAGTGTGGATCACAAAAAGCAACTTCACATATTAAACATATAAAGGAGGGTACGTATAATGACGACGTTCGTCAACCAATTCCTGGGAGAACGGGACGGGCAACAGCTACGAGCTGAAATCCACTCGGCAGGGCAAGGCTACACAATTAACTATTACATTAATGGAAACTTTATTAAAGAAGAAGCTATTATTGGTCGCAGCGTACATTACGTTGAAGATGCAGCGAATAATTGGATTAGCGGGATTAAGGTGTTAAACGGATAATGATTACGCCGCCTCGATCCCCTGAAAAAATACATCATGAAATTTCTCATATGCTTGCAGCAGGTATTAACTATATTGATGCTTTGTGTGAATACGCACGAGCAAACGATTTAGAAATTGAAACTGTTGCAGACATTGTGAAAAAGTCTTCAATCCTTAAAGAGAAAGTAAGGAGTGAAGCGGTTGACTTGAAAATGGTAAAACGAGATGAGCCTGATATCACACGGATATGCGACTGAGGAATCTTTCCGTCTGTATGTAAATTACCTTGCTATGAAAAAGCATTTTACTACAGACGGATATGATTATCAAAAATATAACGGTAAAGTACGAGCAACATACGAAAAGTATATGACTCGGCCTGACGTTTATTTCTTTCACAAACTGTCAAAGATGGACGATCCTCAAGGGGTTATGCTTTCTAATATGATTGTGAAACCTGATATATGGATCCGTGATATTGTTGAAGAAACAGGAGAATCTCGTTATCTTGAGTGGCGCAAACGCATTGAGTCGTTATCATATCTTTTTAAAAATGACTTAAACAAACTCGACGATAACTATCAAGCCAACTTTGCTGTTCATGACGGACAGCACCCACATATCATGTCGCTTTATTTGCAGCGGCAAATCAGTTTGGAGACATTGTCTATTATCGCATCGGCATCAAAAATATTTGCCTATTGGGAGAAAGAAATTGTTGACAAATTCGTTGCACGTGATATAATTAGATTATCAAAGAAGTACAGACCCTTCCTAGATATTTCAGAAAAAAAGTTTAAAGATCTGATCCGTGAACGGTTTTTCTGATATAAATATATGGTCGGTTAATCCGATACATATTATTGCATACTACGAAAATATAACGCTATACAAGGAGAATACATATGGCAATGTCATTTGACGCACTTAAAAAATCTCGTTCATCTTCGCTTGACAAGTTGAACGCGCAGCTCGAAAAAGTATCACAAAAGAGCTACTCTGATCCCAACGAAGGCAAATTCTGGAAACCAACCCGCGATAAGGCAGGTAATGGTTTTGCTATTATTCGTTTCTTACCTGCATCTGAAGGTGAAGAAATGCCTTTCGTACGCATTTGGGATCACGGCTTCCAAGGTCCAACAGGATTGTGGTATATCGAGAATTCTCTTACAACCCTCAACCAGGATGACCCGGTTTCAGAGTATAACTCTAAACTATGGAACTCAGGTATTGATTCCGACAAAGAACAAGCACGCAAACAAAAGCGCCGCTTGAAGTACGTTGCGAATATCCAGGTTATTAAGGATGGGGCAAATCCTGAAAATGATGGTAAGGTATTCCTTTACCAATTTGGCAAGAAAATCTTTGATAAGCTGAACGATTTGATGAATCCTCAGTTTGAAGATGAAACGCCAGTCAACCCATTTGATCTATGGGAAGGCGCAAACTTCCGTCTAAAAATTCGCCAATTTGAAGGTTACCCAAACTACGACAAGTCTGAGTTTGATTCTCCTTCTGCATTGTCCGATGATGATGCTGAGCTCGAACGTATTTGGAAACAGCAGCATTCGCTACAAGAATTGCTTGATCCAAAGAACTTCAAGTCTTATGCTGAATTGAAGGCAAAGCTGTACCGTGTATTGGCAATGGATGAAGAACCATCCACGCCGACTCAGGCAACAGACGATTCCGATGATTTGGATCTCAGCTCAATGGGTAATACTCAACAAGCTGCTCCTGCACCATCGGCGCCTGCAGCACCTGCGGCAGCAATGTCAATGGATGATGACGATGACGATCTCTCAATCTTTAAGGAACTAGCGAATGGATAAGAAGGTCTACGAAGAAGTCTTGGATTTTGACTTTGGTTTTAGTTTTATTGATGAAGAAATTCAGGAAAAAGAACAACAAGCCAATGAGCAAATCGAGGCGGAACGTAGAGCTAAAGAGGAGCTTGAAGACAAGGTAACTCAAGCCAAAGTATCGGCTGAAGAATATGAATACCGTCTTGAGCTCCTCTATAAATCCATTTCGCCATTTTTGGATAATCTTTGTAAAAACCCGGACAAGTCAACAATTTATTGGCCTGACCGGGTCGCAAAGATTGAAGCATATAAAAGCAAGTTGCTTAGGATTGTAGAGGGGACCTAAATGAGTCTATTAGATAAATTAGTTAAAAACAGTACCATCAAGATGACTGCTCCTATCACGGAGTCGAAGGTTTATGGTAAAAAGGATATGGCACCTACGCCTGTTCCGATGGTAAACGTTGCATTATCCGGTCGTGTTGACGGTGGGGTAACGCCAGGACTACTTGTACTCGCAGGTCCGTCCAAACACTTCAAGTCTGCATTCGCATTACTTATGGCGGCGGCATACATGAAGAAAAACAAAGATGCAGTTTGTTTGTTCTATGATTCTGAATTTGGTACGCCGCAGGCATACTTTGAATCATTTGGTATTGATATGGAACGTACTGTTCATACACCGATTACCAACGTTGAAGAACTTAAGTTTGATATTGCTCAGCAGCTTGACCAAATCGACAAGAGTGATGATGTGATTATTGTTATTGACTCGGTTGGTAACCTTGCTTCTAAAAAGGAAGTTGAGGATGCCCTTGATGGTAAATCAGTTGCTGATATGTCTCGAGCTAAAGCACTCAAATCTTTGTTCCGCATTGTAACACCACACTTGAACCTAAAGGATATTCCGTTGATTGCGGTTAACCATACTTACCAAGAAATTGGTTTGTTTCCTAAGGCAATTGTTTCTGGTGGTACAGGCATTTACTATTCAGCCGATGCGATTTGGATTATCGGCCGCCAACAGGATAAGGTTGGTACTGAAATCCAAGGTTATCACTTTGTTATCAACATTGAGAAATCTCGCCATGTTAAAGAGAAATCCAAAATCCCGATTTCAGTATCTTGGGATGGAGGAATGGTCAAATGGTCAGGTCTCATGGATGTTGCTGAAAAAGGTGGTTACATTCGTAAGCCAAAGGTTGGATGGTATGAAGCTGTTAATCCAGCCACCGGCGAAATCATCTCTGAAAAACTACTTCGAGCAAAAGAAATTGTTGACAATTCCGAGTTTTGGGATATAATGTTTAAACAAACAGATTTTGAAGATTTCATCAAAAACGCTTTCTCTGTTGGTGGCAATGCCATCTTGAAAGATGATGAAGAAGTAGCAGAGGTTGATGCCGTATAATGATTGAGAAAACAGTTTTAACTAACCTTATATTTAATGAAGATTATTATCGTCGAGTGTATCCATACATTAAGTCTGAATACTTTGATGATATTAGTCATAAGAAAATCTTTGATACTTATTCACATTATGTTGAAGAATTTAAGGAGCCTCCGTCAATTGAGGCTCTGAAAATTTCTATTGATAAACGCAAAGATTTGAATGAAGATGCCTATAAGAATGTAATGGATCAAGTTTCCGAAATGAAACGAGATCCTGATACTAATCTTGATTGGCTGGTTAGTGAAACTGAAAAGTTCTGTCAAGACAAGGATTTGTTTAATGCTATTCGCAAAGCAATCCTTGTTATTGATGGAGAAGATAAAGAACTGGATAAAGGTTCATTACCTGAGCTTTTATCTAATTCGCTCTCAATTAGTTTTGATACTTCTATTGGTCATGATTATCTTGAAGATTATGAAGGCCGATATGATTTCTATCACAAGAAAGAAGAACGCCTTCCGTTTGATATTGACCTTCTAAACAAGGTCACTAAAGGCGGCTTACCACGCAAGTCAATGTCTGTGCTCCTTGCAACAACCGGCGGTGGTAAGTCGCTCGTCAAATGTCATATGGCTGCAAGCTATTTGATGCACGGTAAGAATGTTCTTTACATTACAATGGAAATGGCCGAAGAACGTATTGCTGAACGTATTGACGCCAATATGATGGATGTTACCATTGACGAATTAAAAGAACTCCCCAGAGATGTTTACGAAAAAAGAATTGGTCGTATTCAATCAAAAACAACGGGCAAGCTTGTCGTTAAGGAATATCCAACAGGTTCGGCACACGTCGGCCATTTCCGCCATTTATTAAATGAACTACGTATGAAACGTGGTTTTACCCCTGATGTTGTCTTTATTGACTATCTAAATATTTGTGCAAGCGCTCGAGTAAAAGGTGCCGCTGCAGCTAATTCATATACACTTGTAAAATCAATTGCGGAGGAAGTTCGTGGCCTTGCTATGGAGTATAATTGCGCTGTCGTTACTAGTTCTCAGTTTAACCGCGACGGCTACGGGAACTCAGACGTTGACCTTACTAACACTTCTGAGTCTATGGGGATCACTCATACTGCTGACTGTATCCTCGGCTTAATTACATCAGAAGATCTTGATAATCTTGGTCAACTTATGATTAAGCAACTTAAAAATCGTTGGGGCGACTTGAGTTATTACCGTCGGTTTGTTGTCGGTATTGACCGAGCAAAAATGAAAATCTATGACCTTGAAGATTCAGCTCAGAACGGAGTTTCTCAAGACGGACCGCAGGCAGGCAATTTGCCAAAGCCTGATAACGATGCTCCGATATTTGACAAAGGTTCATTTGGTACAAAAAGTAAGAAAGGACTGTTTTCTGCAGGAGATTTAATGTGACGTATTTAGTTACGGACAACTGTATAAAATGTAAACATACCGATTGTGTTGCAGTTTGTCCGGTTGATTGTTTTTATGAAGGTGACGATATGCTTGTAATTGATCCAGACGAATGTATTGATTGCGGTGTGTGCGTTCCTGAATGTCCTGTTGATGCTATCATTGCAGATGTAGATTTGCCCGAACCTGATAGATCTAAATGGATTGAAATTAATACTGTGTATAGCGACAAGTGGCGCTATAACAATATTACCGAGCAAAAAGATCCGTTACCCGATGCTGAAGATTGGGACGGAGTACCAAATAAGTATGAAGCGTTCATGGATAAGGAGATAAAATGAGCTACGTTGTTGTTGACGATAATTACATTCTTGAAAAAGAATCAAATCATAAGCTTTATTTCAACGAGACAAAGCACCAGCTTAACAAAATTACACGTAAGTTAAACCTTGGGGCAGGATTTCAAGGATTTACTCCACTCTTTATGTGCAGCCCTCTCAGATCAACTTTTATAAATAACTGTAAAGAAACACAGTTAGAATCAGGGTTAACATGCAAACGTTTAAGCAGCACCTAAATGAAGCCACTGGCGGCTATATACATTTTCCTAAATCAGATGATGAGGTTGATGCTCTCGACTTTATACCTGACGAAAAGAAAGATGCCTTAAAAGATCTTCTCAAAACAATTCAAACAAACAAGTCAGGAGTTAAAGATCCTATTGCGTTGGATGCTTCAAATCCAAACAACGTAAAGGTAATGAGAACACTTGCTCTCGACTTTGATCTTAAAGCTCTATCAACAAATTACGGGTTTAAGGTATCGGCAGGTAACGGATCCCGTGGAGGTGGTGGTTCTAAATCAAAAGGTTTTGCATTTGAAGATCAAATCATTCAAGACGTTGAAAAGTATATTGCGCAAGGTCCTGATGCTGATTTCCAATTCCCAGACATGATGTCAGCAATGCATAATTCCTTTCTAAAGGATGCGCAATCAATTAGTGTACGATCTGACGGCGCAGCAAATACAAAACGTCCATTGCAGGTTACAGACGCTTCATTACTAATCGGCGGAAGAGATTTAAACGTTGGTCCACGAGTTACTGATGTAACTGTTACGGCTGACGGTGTTCCATATTATCTATCAGCAAAATTTGGTGGTACGGTTACTTTCTTTAACGTAGGAGTAACGAAGGTATTCCCTGCATCTGAATTTGAAGCAGG